TTCTGTGATTGCTGTCCCCATAGCCCATAAACCACGACCAGGTGGTAAGAACTTCATATTGAAAATTCTATCATACATTTCTTGTGCGGATTTTTGTGCTTGCCAAGGATTCCAACCTAATTGATGAGATTCAATGTGATTCATTTGCATAGAGTAGGTTCCCTCTACAACCCTTTGTACGGTTTCCCACCATCTCTCATTTTTTCCGTCTTCTTTGATACGAGAGTAAGTTCTCATATAGACTAACTCACCCAATCCGTTAAAACCGAAAGGTGCTTTTTTTCTTTTATATTTATTTATAAAATTTTCTGATAATTTAAACATCTTATTTGTCCTTTATTTTAGTTCTTTTTTTCCGTCAGATATAACTATAATATATATTCGTTTAATACGAGATTATTTTAAATTCTTTGAAGTTTTTAAAAGATTTTCTTTGAAGTTTTATTCAAACCCCTCTGCGTCAAAATCTTTCTTTTTTTGTGCTAAGGTTTTTCTCATATACTCCTCTGCATTATCCATTTTCCCTTGAGTTTGTTTACCCTCTTGAGTGTTGGCTTCATATATTTGTATATAACCTGTGTTGGTATTTATGGTTGCTGGAAAGGTTAATCCATCTGGTCCAAATCTATTTTTGATTACGTGGAAACGACCTGTGTTTGCTATCTTGTCTTCCACTTTTCTTGACATACTCATAATAAAATCTGCTGTCATAACTTTTGAATAATCTTCTGAAACCTTTGATGCGTCAATCACATCTTCTTCCAATGATGAACGATTGGCTTGTGAAGCAGTCCATATAGGTATATCAAATTCCCCCGCCATACCTCTCAACTCCTCATAAACGTGTCCAATAGAATGTCTTTTTTCTTTGAAGTTGACCGTGGACTTCATAATATCTGCATAGTCAACCAATACCATATCTGGTTTTATACCTTGTAATTCACATTGTTGTAAGTGTGCAGTTATTGTTGCAACACTCGCACTTCTTGTTGGATAATATTTGATAATCAGATTACCCTTTAACTGATTAATTTTCTTTAATACTTCTTCTTTATAATATTGTAAGTTTCCAGTTGGTTGTCCTGATACAATCGTATCATATCTTAATCCAACATATTGTGCATTTAACTCTAATGTATAATGTATTACGGTTTTACCTTGTTTGATTGCGTCTGCTCCGATTGCTTGAAGTGTCCAAGATTTACCAATACCAGCTGGTGCAACTATAACTCCTAACTCACCACCTGCTAAACCACCATCCATTAAATCATTAACACTATCCCATTTAGTCGGTATAGTGTTTCTTGATTGTTGATTCATTCGTTCTTCAAAACCGGTTAAATACTCGTGTCCTATGTCTCTTTCTACACCTGCTTTCATTGCGTTGTCAATTACACCTTTGATTTCATCATATTTTTGTGTATCCAACAATTCAACTGATTGCATAATTGCACTCTTGATAACTTGATTCTTACAAAACTCTAATGTTTTTTCTTGAACAAATTCTAAGTCTGGTGATTCTCTATGATTCCAAGCATTTCTCAATGAATCAACAACTGCTGTCTTCATTACATCATTATCTAAATCATCAATCACCACTTTTAGAGCTTCCATTGTTGGTGGTGTTTTATATTTGTCAAAGTATTTTCTGATTTCTTTGACTAAGAATTTGTTCGCATCACTATCAAAATAACTTATTTCTAAAATGTCATATACGGTTTTGATAAACTTATTGTTTACCAACAATGATGTGATAATTTTTGATTGGAAAGATGTTCCGTATTGTATTAGTGATTCGTTCTTACTCATAACCAATATTAAATATCAATGTCTCCATACAAAGATGATACTTTTTTTTCATATAATTCATTTTTCTTTTTCTCACGATACCTTTCCCTTGCTTTCTGTTTAATCTCTTCTTTATTTCGTTGATAGTGTTCCATTTGCCACTTTCTTTGAGCTTCTCGTCTTTCTTTTTCTGTATGATATTTTCGTTTTCTACCCATTACTTGTGAGTTTTCTCTGCAATAAAGTTTAATCTGTTGAATGTCGTTGCTAACCAACTATTTAGATTAGGTAATGCTTGATATAATTTATCTTCTAAAAACATCTTCTGAAATCTATGTTTGATTACTCGTTGAATTGGTCTTTCTGTTATTTCTTTAATTTTTAATTTAGTGTTGCCAGATATAATACTATCATCTAAATCCATAAGTCTTCTATTCATATCTAACAAATCTTTTGATTGTAATACTTTTTCACACAATGGATTTTTTTGTGTTTCTGCACTTCTGTATATATCATCTAATTCATATTTATCTTCTGTTTTCATAAATGGAAATAACTTTACTAATGTTTTCATACCAATACCATTTACGCCTGGTATTCCGTCTGACTTATCTCCGTCAAACATTCTAAACAATAAAAAGTTTTTTGGATGTATTCCATATTCTTCAAACACTTTTTCCTCATCATACATTTTCTTTTTAGTTGGTGAGTAAAGTCTTGTATTTTCATCAACCAATTGTAGAAAGTCTTTGTCTGTTGACATAATTGTAGATTTGTTATTTTTGAAGATATGTTTTGTGCAATATCCAATCACATCATCCGCTTCATTGTTTTCTATATTGATGAGTGTGATTGGTAAGCACTCTAAATACTCCACAACACGATTGAGTTGTCGTATCATCATCTTTTGTTCTTCTTCACGAGTCAAATAATTGTTTGCTCTGTTCAAACGATACGACATTTTTCTTCCCATTTTGTATTGTGGAAATATTTTTCTACGGCGGTTAGACCCACCTTTACCATCAAACACTATGATAGTTCGTGTAGGTCTAATCATATTTATTGAAAAAGCCAATGACCTTAAAAAACCAACTATTCCACCAACGTGAACTCCGTCCTCGTTAGTAGTTGGTATGGCAGAAAATACTCTTATGAATAGATTCATACCGTCAATCAATAAAACCGAGTCATTAGGTTTTCCACTATCTATTTCGCCGCCAGATTCTTTGATTTGATTAAGAATTGATAGGTGTCTTTTGTTAATCACCTAACACCTCATCTGTGAATTCTACATCATCAATACCAAGTTTTTCTTTGTATTTTAATATAACCTTATCACAAATGAGTTGGTAAACATAATCTCTTAGTTCGTCATTTTTGGTAATTAATTCTTCCCAATCTTTTGACTGAAACTTATGTTCATCTCCGTTTTGGTCCACTAATGTATACCAAGCTCCACCTACTTTTACAAGTTTGTGTTCTTTCATAACGTTTAACCAACCACCATAATTGTCAATACCTCTATCAAAATACATATCATAGTCTGCGTGTCTCAAAGGTGGACCCAATCTATTCTTGACAATTTGTGCTCTACATTTCATACCCAAAACATTCTTTGCTGTGTCTTTGATTTGACCCATATTCTTTAATCTAATACGAGTTGAAGCGTGAAATGGTAATGCTTTACCACCACTTGTTGTCCAAGGGTCTCCAAACATTACTCCGAGTTTTTGTCTTAATTGATTAGTGAATACCAATGCTATGTTATGTCGTCCAATCATTTGAGTGACTTTTCTCATAGCTTTTGATATGATAATTGCTTTTGAAGTGGCGTATCCGTCTTTGTCAAAATCCGCATCCATTTCAACTTTCGTTGATGCTGCTGCTAATGAGTCAACTAATATCGTCACACATCTATCTTTATCAGATGACCTAACCTGTGTTACGATTTCTTCTATTGCTTCAAAGATTTCTTCTACGGTTTCTAAATGTAAATATAACATCTTATTTAAATCTAAACCAATAACTTCCATAAACTCTTGACTGACTGATGTTTCAGTATCTATATAAACTGCTACTCCGTCTTTCTTTTGAGTCTCTGCTAAGATGTGTGCACCAAGTAGAGATTTACCACTTGATTCTAATCCATTGATTTCTGTAATTCTACCAACTGCAATACCTCCATCTGGTCTATTTGATATAGCCAAGTCCAAGGTAGAACTACCTGTTGAGATAAATTCTTTAATATCTGTTGGTGTTGAGTCACTTCCGTCTAAGAAGTATGCTACTTTATTTGTGTCTTTGAATTTTTTATTCAAAGAGTCGGCTAATGTTTTAGCCAATACATCATTTACTGACATTCTAATACTCCATATTTAATGGGGACTGAACCTATCAATCCCCATATTGTTATTATTTACGAATTGAATAATTCATCAAAAGCTTCTGAAGTGTCTTTTACTTTAGAAGTTCCTAAATCAGAAGTTGAAACACTTTCTTGTTTAACTTCCTCTTCTGTTGAGTCCTCACTTGGATTTAACCACTCGTTTAAAACATTGGTTAAGTCGTCATAAGACTGCTCTTGATAAATTTCAGTAATGTCCTTTTGAGAAGTTTTAACTAACTCTAAGACTGATGGTTCATCAGAAATTGGTGTTTGATTAGGTTTCACTCTAATGTTTGTTTTAGGGAAACTTGCACCACTTTCCTCTGCTGAAATGAATTCAACCGATACATCACGACCATTAACTGGGTCTGTTATGTCACCATAATCAGGGTCAGCTATGATTGATAGTAGTTCTTGATAAACCGTTTTACCAAATCCCCAAAATTTAACACCTTGTGATTCCTCACCTCTAACGATAACTGGTGCAAAGGTTCTCATCTTTGCTTCCAATTTCTTAGACAATTGATAATCTTCTTTATTACCACTTGCTTTGAGTTTCTGTGCGAACTCTTCAATTGGGTCTGGACGACCAAAACTGATTGGTGATAAATAAGAACGATTGTTCAGATTGTAGTGAAAGAATAATTCAATAAAAGGATTATCTTTATTGAATGCGTAAGGCACGATACGAATTTGGGTTTTACCTGGTTGTGGTTTCCATAAACTTGATGTGCGATTGTTTGTGGTCTGTAATTGACCGAGACGTTTGCGAATTGCATTTAAGTCCATTTTTCATTCTCCTATTTTTATTTTTCATTTGTCATTTATTAATCAAGTATAACCTTGATACATTAATAAGTATAATATATAATTGTAAAAATGTAATTTTTTTTGCGTTTTGGTAAAAAAAAGCCCCATTGTTTTTAAGTCTGTATAAAAGGTGGAAACTAAAAATCGCTGGGGCTTTTAAAATCTTTGGAATTCTATTGGGGATGTGAGACTAATGATTACTCACAATTTCCGGCTTGGATTTTTCATACTCTAAACTTTACATCTATCAGTTACGATAGTTCATCTCAAGGTGGTTATTCCTCATTGATGTGAATACAACTTCTATGTAAATACCTTATCTCTCCAAGTTTAGATTGTTCGGTCATAATAGTAGGACTTCAGTGTTACCCTTACCTACAATAGAGTCATAAGAATCATCTTATCTTTTTTACGGAAATACATTAGACAATATTTGTCAATATAGATAGTTAAAATATTTTCCAACTATCAAGTCACCACAACTTTGTCTTAGATTGCGTTATGGGCTTCAAATGTCTACCCATTATTCTGCCAATCCCATAGAAAGTTAATTACTCTTTCTACTTTTCCAAATTCCAAATTGTCAAAAAACTAATACTAAACTACTTAGTATATTTATATATATTAAACAAAAATCTCAAAATGAGATTTTTTTTTATTTTTTTTTAACAAAGGTAGTAAATACGAACCTTTTCATCTAAACCGAATCTTCGCGTTCTCTCATCACCCCTTGACACCCAGACTATTGTTTTTCGCCACCAGACTCCAAGTCAAGTTTCCAAGACCAGTATCTAATCTGATGTTTGTGCTTCCGGCATATCGGAACAAACCACACAATGTTTCCAAAGTGATTCTGTTTGTTTGTTTACCTAACCACCTGTCTTACCGCCGATATCATCGCCTCTACGAGACACGATAAGATTTTCGTGATGAATTTACTACCTAATTATCAAATAACTTACACTATAATATAGTGATAATATTTGTAAATGTCAAGCTTTTTTTTTAATTTTTCCAAGTCGTAACATCTATGATTTGATGTATCTTGGTAGGTATTTTTGTCAGACCGGACTCGTTCGTTAATAACAATGTGTTTTCAAATTCATCCCAATCAACCATATAGGATTTATCTAACACGCCTCCGTTCTTTTCTCTGATAACTTCATTCAATGCATTGATTGTATACAATGTATTGGATTGTTTCTTTCTATGTAGTGAAATTGTATCTATTATGTTTTCTTCAAAGTCCTCAATGAATTCTACATTATAAGTGCAAATCAATTGGTTGGAATCATCTTTGTTTTCAAATACATAAATCTTGTCATACAAAATATCATTACACGAAACTATAATGTCTACGATTTCGTTTAACTTTGACTTACGAGTGAAGGTGCATAGTAATTGAGTTCTCATTATGATTTCCCACCATCAAAACATTTTTGCATATTGTGTGACCATTGTGTTGTCGTTGAAGTCTTACTATCTGGACCACCTTTACCACGATAAGTTTTAACTCCAAGAAACTTTTTCTTACCCTCTTTGTCAATAGCAAAAATTTCTACAACTTTACCAGTTGTGAACTTATTTGTTTCTCTGTCTTTTGTAAATCGTTCTTCAGTCAACACCTTAAAATTGTCTTGAGCGTCTGATGTATTTTTTACACCTAAACACTTTTTAATATCTCCTGCAGAAACTTTTTCACCCGCCATAGCCAATTCTGTATTTCTTTTTAATATAGAATCATAGTCTTCGTCATTTTCTGGTGTATCTATTTTATCCAAATGTAAATCATCGGTTACTTCTTGGAAACCCATTAAGTCACCAACCGGTTTTTCTTTACCTGATTTTGTTTTTCCAGTAAGTTTATTTAATTCTTCTGTGGTTTTCTTTTGTATGTTTAATGCTTGTTCTCTTAAATCTGATATAACTTTTCTTGTATCTAAATTATCTGGTATGTCTTGATTATTATCTCTTAGGTGTTTTCTTTCTGCTGAACCCATTCTTGAAGCTATTTTAATTCTATCACTTGACATTTTATCACCTTCATTAGACATTGATGTTATTAATTCATCAAGACTATCCACACCATAATGCTTCATAGCGTTTTGAATATGATTAGTTGTTCCCGATTCCTCATAACCTTTATTTTGTTCTTCTAAGTGTTTAATAGCTCTTTCTCTATCTTCACCCTTTAAACTCTCAAAGTGTTTGGATAACTGAATACCTGTTTTTTTGTATTGGTTCTCTAATCTTTTAACTTCATCTTTTGATTTACTAAGAATATCTTTAACTTGATTAGAAGTTTTTTCATCAAGATTACCACTCTCAACTAATTTATTTGCGATATTCTCTTTTTTAGTAAAGTCACTAAATAAAGTTCCATTGGCTTGAATATCGTTAAATCCTTTTTTATCTGACCAACCATCATAAATAATATTACCATTTTCATCTTCTGTTATGACTGATGTGTCTGCTGCGTTTTCACCACCACCACTTGATTTAACCCACTCAACCATTCGGTCTTTTGGTATTTCATAAACTTTATCAGTTTCTCTATCATAAACGAATATTTTATTTGCGTTATCTACTTTACTTTCTAATCTTTTTAAATCACTTTCAGTTCCACCGAAAACATCTTGTGTGGTATTTTCACCGAATCCAACTTCTTTAATAGCTTTTTCTTTTCCTAATTTCGCCCTGTCATTTTTAGACTTCGCTGAACGAGCTGCTATTATGTTGGACTTATATAAATCTTTATTTTCTACACCTTCAGGTATTGAACCCTTCTCGTTTTTATTAGGACTCTCAACAATAGTTTTCTTTTGTTGTTTACCTAAAGCCGTATCAAGTGTTTTTCTATATAGTATTTCTGCTAGTTCTTCTTCTGATAGGTCTGGGTGTTTATCTAAAATTAGTGAAGCTTCGTTTGACATATTTTCATTAAAGTTAGAACCCGCATTTCCTGGTGCTACCCAAGGTTCACCTTTTTTATATCCATTATCTAAAGCTTGTTGTGTTGTTTCTGACTTTTGTAGTAATGGTCCTTTTCCATCTTCACCATATAGTTCTTTTTGTATTTTGTCTACTTTTTCTTTATCAAATTTTTTGTCTGTTTCAAAATCTTTTTCCGTGGCACCTTGTTGTGCTTTTTTAATATCATCTTTAGTTGCGTCTTTTTTAATAATGGTTTGAGTTTGTGGTCTGAATGTTTTTACTGGATAAACATTACCACTTTTTTTATTCTTGACAATAGATACCTCGTTAAGATTCTTTAATAATTCTACCCGCGCATCAATATTCCAATTATGTTCTTTTAAAATGTCCCATAATTTAATTAAGTGTTGTTCATTAGATAAATCTGGAATACCAGAAGAAACTCTATAACTTAACTCACTGAGTATTTTGTTCCAATTATTGTTCATAAATGATTGTAATTCCGTCTGTTTCTAATCTACCTGTCGTGTAAAGTATTTCCATTTCTTTTTTAGAAATATGAACCACGGTTGGTTTTGAAAAATCTGTTTTCTGATTAGTCGGATGTGCTATCTTGGTTTGTCCACCACTATTAAAACCATAAGCTTCTTTTCTTTCTCTCTCGGTAAGTCCATCTCGTGTATCATTTACATTCTTGGACCAAGTTTTTGGTAGTTTTTTAAATGAAGTGTCGTTCCACTCTTTCAATAAACTCTTTAATTTAACCATTAAATTTCTCCGTTATGTCTTGCATATCGTGATAGTTAACTCCTTTACCAATTTTAACTGGATACTTACCATCACTTTCAATAGTTTGTTTAACAATATTTAGAAAATCTAATCCGTCTTTAGTATCAAAATCAAACAAAAACGAATCATAATTATACAATACCAACTTACTATTGTATTGTTGTAATTTAGGATTTAATTCATTTAAAATCTTGATATTATTTTCTGTCTCCATCAATTGAATCATATAATTAAACAACTTGTTTGGATTCATATCTCGTAGATTTTTCCTATATATCTTTCTATTATAAATATAAGATTCTACAAAATTGTTAGTTTCATAGTCGTTCCAAAGTAATTTAATATAATCATTTACTTTTGAGAAAAATGGGTTGTCCGATACCTCATCTGTGATACCACCATACAAATATTTAAATGATAAAGCTTTTGCCTCATCATAAGGTAATCCATATAATTCAGCCATATGTTCGTGGACTGATGTTTTGGGGAAATCATAACCGACAATCTCTCCGATTAATCTTAAATGATATGCGTCAAAGTCCATTTCCACCAACACTCCGTTGTTGAAACGACTAATGAATTGTTTTCTACTTCCGTCTGATTTGTTTAGTGCGGCGAAGTTCATACCACCAAAGCGATTACTTGGACGACCTGTTGATGTGTAGGGATTATATTCTGAATAAACTATCTTTTCGTAAGTTTTCAATCCACTTCGTTCTATTTGATATAAGTTTTCTAATAAAGTTTGGTCTTGTTTTTCATAATGTTCAAATAAGTTTTCTGCTATTGGTTTTAGATATTCTATGTGTTTAACCAATGGAACAATATCATTGATGTTTTTTTTATCATAATGCAAACGATAATAATGATGATGTGCATTTGTTAAGTGTTGTTCTGTATCGTAAGGTTTATTGTGTTGTAAATAATAGGACCAATTCATATCACGAATATCTTTACCGAACACCAATGTATTGTGATAATATTGTTTTAAGTCTTGAACGAATATGGTTTGTTCGGTTTGAATCATTTGAATATCATCTTGGTATTTTTCTGTGTGGTGAATCGGAACGATATATTGTTCGTCTTGAAAATCAACATAATAACAACTCACACGATTTTCTTGTGGATGCGCATTGACATCAGAATACATTTGCAATAATACAAATGGTTTAGATTGTATTTGTTGTTTGAGTTGATTGAATAGTTTTTGTGTATTTACTATAATCATTATAACCTTTATTATAAATAGTATTTATAGATTTGAAAATGTGATTTATTTATGAATAATCTGTCTGCTCTCCCCCTGTCTGCTCTTCTGTTCCGCGGGAAAGATATGTTTCGGGTTCCTTGGCGTTCACAACCACTTCTTTATTGTTTTTACCATAATCTTTTGAAGTTGCAGATGTAAATCCAAGAAATTCACCGAGAGGTTTGATGAAACTCGGTGTTGCCTCTTGTATGGCCTCACCAGCTCTTTGTCTTTGTTTAAATTTTTCTGCTTCATCAAGTATTGACATATCAATAAATGAATCTAAGGTTACCGTATTAGTATTTTCTGGCTCTTCTTTTGGTTTATCATTAATCTGATAAGCTTCACCCGCCGGGCTTCCTAATGTTTTTAAATCAGCTATTGCTTTTGCTTTTATTTTAGTGAACCAACCACCATTTGTTATTTCCTGACTAACATTAAAAATTATAAAATAGCAAAATTCTCTGTATGGTTGTGGTAAGTAGTCCACTCTGAACAAATCACCTGGTTTAAGTCCACCAACTCCATCTATTGTTAAGTCTAAATCAAGTGGTATAATGGGCTTTAGTCTAGTGTAATTACTATCAACCGCTGGATTTTCAGATTTGTTTATAATGCTTATCATAAATTGTTTAAAACTATCTTTTAACGCTCCTGTTGATGGATTATAAACAAAGTAATTTTTAAAATTTTGGTCAAGTGTATCCACATCGTAAATAATATTTGTTTGATTTAAAGTCTCCGTTGATTCTTTTTCTAATAAACCGGTGAGAATCTTATTTGTGTCGTCTTTTAAATCATTAATTTGAGAAAAATTAATTCCTTCACCTTTTCTTAATGGTTCTAATCCGCCAAATCTTTCTATTGTTGAGGCGTATCCTTTATCATTTTGTTGTAGTGGTGTTTCAATACCTGACAAAACAGTGGAACTTCCGATACCTCTTCCTTCTTTTCTATCAGTGGTAAAATTTTTATTCAATAATAATGAATAAGCCCTGACCGCTGGTTCTGATATACCTTTATTACTATCAGTTCCAGTTTTTACATCACTATTTGAACCATAGACCGCAAGTGTCACTGCTTCCGGTGATAAATTTACACTCAAACTAAAATCTTTTACAATGCTATCTTTAGAATACACTGGAAAAGTAAAAATCTTATCTGTTTTATCGTTTAATAGTTCAGTATCTTTTTTTCGTTTATAATTTACAAAGTCCTCTCGTTTAGACCTATTTTCCAACATAGTGGGCAAATCAGGTTGTGGATTATAATATGTATCTATGATTCCAATTTTACCACTATTGTCCTCATCATTAGCAATTGCAAAGTTCCAAAAACCACCGTACTCACCAGACACTTTTGACCAAAATTTTCTTAATCCTATTTCTAATGAACTAACACCAGCGAATGACTCTGCTATGTAATCAATATTAAAAACCATATTTCTTATGAAACCGTGTCGTCCTGTGTTTACTCCAGTTGTAGTTATGATAGTGTCATCCGTTACCTCGTTTGTTTCTGGGTCCGTGACATTTTGTTCAGTTCTGGTTATTTTTTGTTCTTCAAATCTTTTAAATGTTTTATCAAAGGCACTGAGTATTGTGTTTAATTTATTGATATTTATAGCCGTTTTTTTGTCCATTCTTTTTTTTGTTTTTTGAAATACAACACCATATTGTGAGAATATATTTGGGTTTGACAAGTCTGTATCTTCTGTGGCTTCTGCCACTGCCTCTATGGTGTCAAGCTCTGGTAATGCGGACAACTCTATTTTTTTTCTCGGTGTTATGGTTTTACCTGGTAAAATAATTGAATCTAAACCCATTGAACTTAATTGATTTGATGTTTGACATTTATTCAACACGCCGTTAGTTGTGCTTCTAACTTCTCCTAATTTTATATCACCTTTTAATTCATAACTAAAAAAACTATTTAAGATATAATCTTCAAACCAACCCCAAGAAACAAAACGTTTTACATCGTCTAACTTTCCACCTTTGACTCCTGTGTTGGCTAGTAATCTCATAGCTCCATCTTTATAATAATACAATACTGAACCTTGATTGCTTTTGGCTGCTGAAGAGAAAACCCTTTGTATTCCTTTCTTTCTAGCTTCTTCGTCTTTCAATTTCCTTTTCGCATTTAATGCATTATAAAAATTTCGCATTCCTTGACTAGTTCTTTCAGTTGTATAATCAAGTTCAGGTTCTATTATTTCACTTAAATGTTCATCAACCACACTATCAAGATTTTCAATCACTGCGTTAAATGTGGCAAAACTTCTTCTTAATTTTTTCCAGTCTTCTTCTTGTTGTTTGGTAGCGTCTTTTCCTTGAGATATTTTTTTTCTTTGAGCAAATGTAACATTATCTTGAAGATTACCGGTTGGAATTCCAGTATATAAAATATTCTGGGCAGCACTTATCACCGTAAATGAACCCTCATATCCTCCATCCGTCCTTTGGTTAAATGAAAAATTAGAAACCACTCCAACTAAACATTGATAATTACCCGCACCTCTTAAATTTCTAGCTCTGATATTTTGACTAAGTTTTTTTAATTCGTCCGAGTTTAGTCTGGGCATTTGAGCAGGTGACTCAATTCCCCAACCAAATTCAATTGAAACATATTGTCCGTGTTTTAAAAAAACATCATTAATATCTTGGAAAGTATCTGGGTCAGGACAAACAAAACTAACAACTGATTCCTTAATGAAGAAATTTTTATACTCAGAAGTTATTGATGTGATTCCTGCGTGCCCTCTTAACATAGAATCAGAGTAGTTTTTTTCATCAAACCCATTTCTAAAAGATAGTGGTTGATTGATAAGATTTCCATCTTTATCACGAAAACTTGATAAAGAAACCATTGTCTCAGTTTCAATCTCTTTTTCAAAAGATTTAAACATAGGATTTGTAATTAAAATTTTTTTAGTTCCAAAGACGGCGGCACTAACTTTTGCCCAACAACTTCTGGTCAGTATTTGTTCCACTGGATTAGTTCCAGGTTCAGTAGTTGGTCCTAAAACATTTAAAGCACCTAAATCAAAATAATTGTTTCCGTTGACCTCTCCAACTTTAATTCTATTTATTGCGTCTATTTTTCTGTAAAGTGCTCTTTGAATGACTGGATGTATTTGTTCACGAAGTATCATATTATTAGTCGTTTAGTATATCAAATTCTAACATTATGTCTGAAATGTCGGTTGGTATTCTGTATTGTTTTCCTATTTCTAAATACATAGACCCGTTGTTTTGATTATTCGCTCTACTGATTATCCACCATAATTCTGTTGTTTCGTAGAATTGATATGATAGATTTGTAAATGTATCTCCGTATCTACCTGTAATAATAATATCTGTATCTGATGTAGGAATGGATGGATATCTTGTTCTGGAAAGATATTCTTTTCCAGTATTGTCTTTGAATATTCTTGCTTTATCGTATCTCGCCATAATTAACCTCTTCCTTGACTATTAAGTATTTTATTTTTAATTTTATCTTTTAAGTTAACTTTTTGACCATCAATTATTCGTTGTTTTGCTGCTGGTTCTCCAGCTGCAACTCTTTGACTGATTTCATCTCCCACCGGATAATTAGCTGCGAAACTCGCTCTGTCATAGGTATCAGCTCCAGCGTCTAAATGTCTACCTTGAACCCACCACAATCCATCATATTGTTTTCCTATTGTGTGTGGTGTTTGTTTTCCAATGTATGTAAATTCTGCAGATACATCACAAACTTGTGGAACTTGAACTCCGTCAGATATTTCCCAAGTAGCACCTTCAGGTATGGTTATTCCGACACTACTAAAATATCCAGGCGTATTGTCAAATAAATCACCTATGGTTAAATAAATATATGGTGCTACTGGTCTCAATTCATTCATTTGTTTTTTGTAAGTTGGTAGTGTTAATCCTTTTAAGTAATTAATTTTTTCCCAAATAATTGGAACATCATTTCTTGATAATGCAACTACTTTAAAACTTAAAGATATTGTTCGTGAGTATCCTTGATAAATGTGAACTGAATCTGCTCTCCCAATGTATCGTTCTGTTGCGTATTCTGCAGATGAGTTATCAGTGATATCAGACAAATAAGCTGGGAATATTATCCATTTACCATTGACCGCATCTCTAATTCTAAATTTTATTAAATCATCAGGATATTGTTTGGCGCTTAAATTTCCATATGAACCCTGATATGGAATTTGTAAGTCAGTATCTACTTCAATTGTAGGACTTAGTCCTTTTATACCTGTTCGTTCCTCTATATTTCTGGCTCCTAACCTGATTACACTTCTACCAAAAGTGGTTGCGGTATCCACAATATTGCTTACTTTTTGATTAACCGCACCTATTGTTCTGTTTTTAATTCTTGTTTTTAAATTATTTCCAATGTTTTGAAATAGATTTCCTTGGCCCGATGTTAATGTTTCAAACTCTTCTTCTAGTGTTTGGGGTTTTGCGTCCGCGATTCCAGCACCTTTACTTAATTGTTCACTATCTTCCTTTAAACTGACAATATCTGTATACTTTAATGGTGGGAAATGTCTTTCTTCAGTTAGACCAGTTGGTAAACTAGCTATCGTTGATAAATTGTTGAATAGTCTTGTTTCTTTTCTTGGATTTTTAGTTTGTAGAACATTTTGTTTTAAACTCCATATCAAACCTTTTGGTGATGCTAAAAATTTACCAATACGGATAACATCATCTTTTGTTCTTTCAGTTCTTGTTACGATTCCACCTCTACCTAATAAATCATCAAATGGACTATCTGCATATCTATCACCGATTTCTTTTGTGATGAATGGTTCATCATCTCCGTAATCAAGACTATCATATAATGTTTTTAAGTTTTCATTTGATACATCAAAACTTGTTTCTCTTTCTTTGTTTAAATCATTTTCTTTTAATTTAAATCCATCATTGGTATCTGAGTTTGCAATTCCACCTGGATTATACTTAGGAAACCAATCTGAACCACCTGGCCAATTTGGTGCAAAATCTGACAATTTATTTGAAAATATTTCACCATTTGAAAAACCACTCGTTCCTTTACTGATATATTCCGTTGGGTCTCCTTGTTGTCTTCCAATAGTAAACCCAGTAGCATCTGTGTCTTCAAAGAAATTTACAGCGTTTGGTGTTTCAGGTAATTGTAATGTTTTAAATTCAGTTGGGTCTCCTTGCTGTCTGTTTGGTGTAAAGCCCGTAGCTTTATCTTCGCCAAGATATTCACCTTGTTTGGTTCCTATTTTGTCGTAATCAAAACTACTTAAATTTGTTAATAAATCAATCAATGCCATAATTTTATACGTTTGCGGTTACGTCTCCTGCTTGTCCACCACCTGGAGGTATTTTTTTAATACCTTCATCAATACTTTTTAAAACATTAAGTTGTTGTTGTGCGACTGATTCAACTCCTTCACCTTGTGCCAATTTATTTAATTCAGTGACCGATACACCGATTGCGTTTGCTAAACTTCTTCTTTCAATCGCGTTCATACGAGCTAATTCTGCTTCTGAACCAACTTGTTTAATAACTTCATCTAATAGTCTATCGGTTTCACCTAACAATGCTAATTGTCTTGCTCTATCAAGATTTAAAGATTTACCTGTTAATACTTGTGCTTCTAATTCTGAAGTTATAGAACCTTCAAAATCTAATAATTTTTCAGATATTTTTCCGACGGTGCCTAAATTTAAACCAAGTTTGTTTGCGTTGACTGAAGCTCTTTGAAGTGCTTCACCACCATCACGAGAAAACTCTGCAAACATTTCTGCGTTTGACGCTAAGTCTTCCATTACTTTCTTTGGTGCAACATCATTTTGTTTTGCTAAAGAAGCAACATTTTTTAAATTATTTATTACTTGTTCTTGACTTTGGTCCGTAATATCTGTTAGTGTTTTTGAAAGAACGGCTGCGTTCTCATTACTTAATCCGAATCGTTGTTCTGAGAATGCTAAGTCTCTGGCTAACTCATCACTAAGAGCATTTATTTGTCCAAATTCTTTTTCAAAAGCATCTGCTTTGTCTCCAAAGAATAGAGTTTGAAGTGCACCTCTACCGGTTCCAGTTAGTCCTAAACCTTTTTCTAAACCTTGTTGTATACCTTGGGTTGCAAAAGCTGTGAGTCCAATGAATCCCGCTAATAAGGCAGGAGTAAGAAGTTTAGAAAATCCTCTTGCAAATCCCGCTTCAACAAGACCCGAAGTCGCTCCTTCAACAAAACCCTGTGTAATATTTTCTCTTATTTTATCACCTGTTTTTTCTGCCAATCCTTCAATGTTTAGAGTCTTGTAAAGAAAGTCACCAAATACTGGAATGTTTTTCAATTGTCCAAGAGTGTTCTCAACCAAGTCTTTACCTAATCCAACTTGATATTCAACTTGGTCATTAATTCTTTTTTGCGCTTTACCTCTAGCGATTAGAAGTCTTAATTCTTTTTCTTCTTCTTTATTTTGTGTTCTAATGGCTTTTATCAAATCATCTTGTAAATCTGCTTGCTTAAAGTTTTCCGATGTAATTTCTTGTTCATTATCAAGAACTTCTTTTGTTCTATCTCTTCTATCTTTAAGATTTTTTTGAACTTCAGCAGATTGTTCACCTGAAGCATCAAGTGCTGCGTTCAGCTCATCAAGTAGATTTCTTATTGGGTCTGCCATATATTATTCTCTTTAGTTGTGTGGAATGAAAAAAAATTAATTTGTTTCAGAATCAAGTTGCTTTTGTAAATTTGCAAAAAACTTTTTAAACTTTGGGTCTTCTGCTTTTCTTTTTTCTATTCTTTGTTGAATTTGTTTACCAATACGGGCAACATCTGCATTGTGTTTTTTTAAAACCGGGTCATTTTTTACAAATGCGTCAAAGCCCTTTACGGCTTTTTTAGAAGCCATAGCTTTTACAAAAGAACCTATAAATTCTTTTACTATTTTTTTGTTTTCTTTGATAAATTGTTTATTCATAATGTATGTGTTTATTCATTAATAAATATCAATTAATTAGATTTTTGGAATCTTTGAGAGTTAGATTTTTTCATAGATTTATCTAATGCTTCTTTTTCTTTTGACTTAGCTGAGATGAGTTTTTCAGCATAGAACCTTCTCAAAGGTAGTGGCATATTGTAGATTTCTGAATGTGTAAATCCATTTCCATAATAGGCGATGTTGAAGATTTCTTCGTGAATAGCCGGCCTATTTGTCGCCGGCTGGCCAAAAAAAGTCAATCCCAAGTGGGACGTCCACCTTTATTGTTTTTCCGTCTTTGGTTGTGAAATCAAAAATCATATCAATATCAGGCGATATCTCACCATAATATTTTCTGTAAGCTTTTGTATCAAGAGCTAAAAATTCATTATCAACAAAGTTTTCTATAAATGATTGTTCTTTATTTCCGTCAACTGATTGAATTTGATATTTTAATCGTGTTGTTAATTCATTTGAAACACCTGTCAATTCAGCTGCTTTCTCATAGTCTTTTAATTGTTGTTTAATATTTTTCTCATCAAGACCAGTCATTAATTTAAATTCAACGACTCGTTTTGAATTTGGTAAAGTATATGAAAATAAATTACCATTTTTATATGATTCAACATCAATTTTTTTATGATTAAATTGTGTTAAGTCTATTGTGGTTTCCTCATACTCATTTGTATCCGGATTCATTATTCTTGTTCGGTATTCTTTTCCGTATCCTAAAATACGAGTTCCAACCATAAGTGCATTTTTGTCACCGATTAATAAATCATCTATATCAATACCTTGTTGAACCACCACTGATTCTAATAATTTATCTATCACCAAACCTTTTTGTATAAGGTTTGTAGAAGTTAGAATATCTTCCTCTTTTGCTGTCATATATTTGACATCTATTGTTCCACTACGCAAAGGACTATCTTCGGGATATAATAATCCCTGTGATGGTAAAGATAGAACTTCAGTAGGAAATCCATACTGATTTTCAGCCATTTTGTTTTACTCCTTGATTAATATGAATTAATAACTATTATTTTTTTAAAACTTTTTCTGCACCTGCGATACCGAAACTACCTAATGTAGTGAATAGGAAAGAATTGTATACCACATCATTGATAACTAAATCTTTACCCATAAGTCCAGTAACAACATCTGCAAATGCAAATAAAACCATTACTGTGAATGCACCGAAACCAATTATTGATTTCTCGTTGTATTCATTATTGTCTTTAAATATTGCCCACATAACTTTCTCCTTAGAATTGTAGTATTGCGTAGTCGTATCTTAGTGTTAAAGTAATGTCAACTACATCTGTTCCGTTTGCGTAGTCTAAATCATTGAAATTTGCTTCTTGAATCATAGCACCTTTCAATACCCACTCTTCAACCTTATCACCGACCGGCCCTAATACATTAAATGTAATGTCTTTTTTATAGAAGTCTGAATATCCGTCACGACCTGTTACGGATTCGTGGTGTAATCTAACCCACTCCATAACTGCTTGTGCTCCACTCGGAACGATTGGGTCATATAAAGTCACTTCTAAAGTATTCCAAGCTCCTTTACCTTTAACATATCTTTTAACATTTATATGGTTTATTTCAACTTCTTCAAATGTTATACTCGGTCTGTTCATAGTTTTAACTAAGTATGCGGGTATATCGCCAATATACATAACGAAACGATTTTTTGTTTTCGGTTCAAACGGCGTAAAAAATATATCATTTGGGTCTAGTAATTCAGCCACTTTCTTTCTCCTATAAAGAATTTTTTTATATTACATTAATAAATATAACAAAACCAAAAAAAGTGAATACTCTGTTTAATATCTTTTTAGAAGTTTTTTTGAAGTTTTTTTAAAAAAAAGCTTGACTTTTACAAATAGTATTATTATATTGTAGTGTAATGATAAGAAATAAAGGAAAAAATATGATTGAAATAACGACTGATACTGAAGGTATTTATATGAGAGATTACCAAGATACTTTGGTAACTAGAGAAATACCAAATAACTATGGGTATTATAATGACGCTGGTGAGTATGTAGAAAACGGAACATTTACTATTACTCATTATAGATATGCTCATAATCCTATGGAATTATATGAAGCAAATGCTAATCAACCAAATTTAAATCTTGAAAATTATACGAACGATAACTATAATGAAGTCGCTTTATATAAAGGTATTCCTATGAGATTTAGATATAATCCAGTTATTAGAAATATAATGAAAACTGGTGGTTTTAGAATTAGGTATCGTGGTTGTAGTAAGCCACAATATGGTTATGTAAGAAGTCAAAGAAATTGTTTGGCTGAATACGCTGATACATTCGCTATTTATCCTAAGTAGTTTTGTGGGTTTTCGGTGACTACATATTTGGAACCGAATGGGTTATGTAGGGTTTCACGATATTAGAAACAACCCTTGTGAGTTAGGTGGTTAAACTCTCAAAATTTACTTTGTTCCCATTACACAAAAAACCCCCGAAATCTCGGGGGTTTTTCTTATCTTGTATTGATTTATAGTTTCAACTTTTAGTCTGCAAATGCTGCACCTGAAGGTTGGACTACAAAATCTAAGACTATGAACTCAGCTGTTCTGGTTGGTTGTAGGAATATCTGTCCTACTAGTTGGTTTCTATCCACAACATCTGGTGTGTTGTTTGATTCATCCATCACCACCCTAAACGCTGATAATCCTGAATTTGCTTGGACTTGTTCTAAGAACGGATTCACAATGTTCAAGAAACGATTTCTTGTTGTTGTTGTGTTTTGTTCAAAGACTAAGAATCTTGAAGTAGATGCGATAAATTTACGAACTCTAATCAACAATCTTCTTACATTAACTCTGTCCAATGCACTTGGTTTTCCTTGAAGTGTTTTCTGTCCAAACACTACAACACCCTGTGCTGGGAATTGTGCGATTGGATTGATACGATTTTCATACAATGTATCTCTTTCATTATGAGTTAAATGACCTTTTGTTTCAATTACACTTGTCAAACCACCACGATTTAAACCTGCTGGTGCGAACCATTCGTGTGATAGTGAGTCTGATTTAGCGTATACACCTGGCATTACCACTGATGGTGGAACCCAAGTTGGTTTATTAAACGCTGGGTCTGATATTTTTACCCAAGGATAATATGTTGCTACATAGTTTGAATCTAATGATTTGATATCATTAACCGCGTTATCAATGGAACGACCCCAACGAGAACCATCCATAATATAGAATGCGTCGGCTCTATTTTCCATTTTTGTAATAGCGTGATTAGTTACTGAATCGTGAAACTCGTGAACAACACCTGGTGTTGACAATAAATTAATATCAAATTCATCAGGATTACTTATTGCGTTAATCGCTCTAATGTAAGCTATTGAACCACTTGATGTTAATTCATCTAAGTCAAATCCTTGTGTATTAGTGCCTGTGATATTTGTTCCACTTTTTCTATCAACCGCTGGATTCAATCCATCAAAACCGCCTTGGAAAGGAACTAAGAACTTTCTTTGTTTAACATTTGAAAGTGCTAATGTTACATTTTCAGTTGCGTCAGAATTTGTTGCTCCTGGAGCGTTATTGTCTCCTAACATATTTTCAAGTGAAAAAGGAACATTTGAACCTGTTTCTGAATTTGCAGCTAATGGTTGTAAATATTGTTTACTGTCATCATTACTGAAATCAAATCCATAGAAAACATTTTCATCATATTGACCTAAGTCATTCAATTGGTTTATTTTAAATGAAGCGGATGGTTGGTGTTCATTTTGATAAGCATCTGAACCAGTCAGTGCTAAGGTCCCATTGTAAGAAAAAGATGAATTACCTGAACTACCGAATGGTTGAAACACTTCACCGAATCCCATTGGAACCAATGCTTCTGACATACCTTTTGTATTAGCGAAATCACTAATGAAAATGTATGCAGATTTATTTGGAAAATCACCATTGTTGGTTAGATTACCATTTGAATCAATAGTTGTAAATTTATCACCAATTTCTCTTACGAAGTAATTGTCTGCATTTTCATCAAGACTTAAGAAATTGAATGTTTCTAATATATCTCCATCATTTGACTCACCTGGATTATTAATCTGTACGGTTAGTGTAAAATCACCAAAGTCTGAACCAGGCACATCTGCCGCTTCTCTAACATCAGAAATACCAATTTTGTATTTTGAATTAAGGTTAGTTCCGTGTGAACGAGTATTTACTTTAAATAAATTTGTTCTTTTAGAATTAATCAACTGTGATTGAATAAATGGTGTTGTTGCCACTGAGTAATCTGTTGTAAAGTCATCACTACCACTTGCAAGACTCATACTTAATGGTAAACTTGTAGTCAATCCAAATTGTGATTGTATTGATTTATAGTTTGCTGCTAAGTATACAATGTTGTTTGTATCTTGTGGGTCAGTGCTAAATACATTTTCAATATAGTTTGCTGAACCAGTTTCCATTGAGAATGCAAATTGAGTGTCGTCAGGTCCTATTTGTATTGTTGAAAGTGCCGATGAAGAAGTTTCTCCATCTCCACCCACGAACGAACAACTTGTTGGTCCTGCTAAACTTAATTCTGTTACTTGATTATTTGCTACACCACCTGCTGCTTTTGAAGGTTTTAGTATAGCTACTACTCTACTTCCTAAGTCAGCTGATTGTTTTGTTGAACCACTCATCATAATTGAAATATTGTCGTTCTTGTATCCGTTTATACCTAATACACGAACAATCGTAACTGCTCCTGCATTTCTTAAATATTCCTTTGCTGTAAAAGGAACGTAAAAGTCCTCGTTTAAATCCCCAAAAAATTTCTTAAACTCACCAAAATTTCTAACTAAAGTTGGAACAAATGCTGGACCCATATCTGTTGGTCCGATTAATGCTGCTCCAATTTCACCTACACCCTGTGGTAAGAATGATAAATCTTTTTCACTGGTAAATACACCAGGACTGACTATTCTTTCAGCCATTTTTTTTCTCCCATTATTTTAATACTATGTATAAATATTATACAAAATTATCAAAACGCTTCACTTGGACTAATTATTTTCAATTGGTGTGAATACGCCTGTATTTGGGTCTAAATTACCCGCACCATATTTTTCATCAAAACTATCAACTAATTCTTTTTCAGCTTTTTGTAATTCTGCATACTCAAGTTCTAGTCTTAATTTTGTATCACTAATTGAATCTAAAGTTTTTTCTAAATTTAATCTTTGAACTTCTAATCTACCGAAAGCTAATTCATTGTTTGAATAACTATCTCTTAAGTCATTTAGTGATTTTAATTCTTCTTCTGTGAATTTTATTTGTTTGTCTTTTGCCATTATAACTCCTTATTTACTATATATAAATATAATTCTACTTGTTCAAACAAGCACAATTTTTATTAATTTGATTGATTTCTTCCTCTAATTCTTTAATTTTCTTTGTGTTTTCTTTAATACTTTCTATCAACAATGGAACAATCTTTTCATACTTAACGGCTTTATAACCTGTATCTCTAGTTGTTACTAATTCTGGTAAGACTTCCTCAATTTCTTGTGCGATAACACCAACATCGTGTCCTTTGTATGCGTCTTGTTTTTCATTCCAATCAAATGTATAACCACCAATCTTGTCCATTTTTTCTAATGGATTTTCAATTGGTTGAATATTATCTTTCAATCTTTTATCTGATGAACCGAATGCGATTACATCTCCACTTGCTTCTATTTGAGAACCAGATATGTTTTTTAAGAATTGTGCATTTCCACCCTCAGACATATCTAATGTAAGTGCAGTTATGGTTGAACCATCATCTCTACCTCTAAATACTAAATCGTTGTTATTACCCATTGATTTTATAATAAAATCAGAAGAGTCTCTTTTAAATCTACCGAACTCAGTTCCACCGTCTTTTAGTATTATATCTGCTCCGTCTGCGTCAAGAATAATATCTAATGATGAATCAAGTCTTAAATCATCATTTGATGTAATTAAATTAGATTCTAAATTAGAACTAGATACATAAGCAAAAGAACCTGATTTATATCCTAAGATATTTCCTCCACTACCACTTATGTTTCCACTACCACTAATATGTTGGACATCAAATATATCATTTCCGTCCATATCTAAATCTTGTGTTGCTGTATGATTACCCATATCATCACCACCAGCGACTGCTGATGCAATTGACGCTGATACATCTGTAATATTAGGTAATGTAAATTTACCCTCTACTTCTAAGTTATCTTTAACATTTACATTTAAGAAAGAACCACTTGCACTTGCACTAACATTACCAACTATTTCGAGTGCCTCTGCTGGCGTGGTTGTGTTTACACCTAAGTTTTCACTAAACGAACCAGAAACACCCGTAAATGTTGTTCCTGTAATTGTGGTTCCGTCAATCGCACTAAATCCTTTTATAGTTCCTAAACTACTACTAATGTGTCCATTGTTTTGTAAAAATATACTTGCTAATGAA